TTTGCTTCAACATAATCTAAATAAAATGTATATCCATTTGGAACAGTATATACACTGCTTTGAGATTTACCAACACCAGTGTTAATTTGAGCAATAGTATTTGAACCTTGCTTAACAGTGATATTACCTTGGTTGGTAACATAACCGCTTCCAGGTTTTGTTAAAAACAAACTATTAATACGCAAATAGCTATTAGTTGTTACCGCATTACCGCTTGCAATTGTAACAGTTTCTGACAATGGATTAAAGTTTGCATCCAAACCATTGATTAAAACAGTAGCGCCAACATCATTAGCTGAAGAACTTGCTACGTTTGCTGTTGCAGCGGACGCTGGAAAAGTATAAGTTGTAGCATTTTCCCAAACAGGAATAGATGTAGTTGTTACGTTAGCTTGATAGCCAAAAATACTAACTGTTGAGTGACCAGCAATTTGATTACGAGCTACTTGAAGGTCGAACGGCTCGTATGCACCCTGCATTGTAACAGAGGGCATAATCGAAGGATTTTGTTGTAGATTTGTTACTAAATTAGCCATAATTAATTTCCTTTAATGTTAAGTAGGGGGCATAAGCCCCCTAGGCAATTAATTATTTGTGTAGCCAGAACCGTAAGCAATAATAGAACCGTCTGGGTTACGGGCTGTGTAAGACACATCAAATGTACCACTTAAAGAACCGCCAGTTAATGCTGTTACGTTAGCTGCAGTAAATGTCAATGTTGCATCAAGTGTGCCGATGTTATTGAGGATAGATGCAGTTGCTGCAGTAGCTGTTGGAACATAAGCAATAACGCCACCAGCTGCAGTAGGAGTAATTGTACCGATTGCAGTAGTTGTGTTAGCGCCAGTGGTTGGGCTAGTTTGAATGATTGAAACCGTGATTACGCCACCAGCTAAGTTAGCGGCAGCAGTAGTTTGGAACAAACGAACGTTTGAAATCTGTGCGCCAGCTGGCAATACGAATGGAGTTACAGCTGTTTGACCAACGTCAGCAGTTGTAAAAACAACAGTGCCAGAGTTAGCAGCAGTAATTGGGTTAGTAATGTAACTTTGTTGAGTTACTGATACGGCACCAGTGTTGTCTGGAGCGATTACGCCATTGTTTGTTGGGTTGTTGCGTTTAAAAACCCGAATTGGGCCTGTAAATGTAGTAGACATTTTAATTCCTTATCTCAGTGGGTATCCCAAGTCGTCTCTGAGTCGTCCATCCGGGAAGTAGCGGCGGTCGAAGAGGGATGAATCTTCCTATAACTACTTATGCAACTTTTACAACAAAAACGCCCTAAAAAGCAAAAAAGCCACCTTGTGGGTGGCTTTTCTGTTATTACTAAGGTTTGGATTACAAACCAGCGGTACCGAAAATGTTACGGGCATCATGCCAACCAGTAGCATAACGCTCAGTAGCCTTGTAACGCATGGAGTCAGTCTCGAAATCACCTTCCATGGATTTCTCCATTGGACGACGCATAACGAGCATCAAACCATTTTCTGCATCAGTCTGGATCCACCAAGCTTTGGAAGAGCTCAAACGGGTTACAACGTGTGTACCCTTTGGCAACATACCAGTAGACTTGATTGGGTTCAGATCGTTGTCAGCTGTACCAGAACGGAGAACAGACTTCAGAATAACTTCAGACTGGAACTCGAGTGCTGGTGGAACAACTAACTGTTCTGCTTTCAAACGGATACGCTTACCGTTGTTGTCAACTGCAGAGCGGATCTGAATGAGCAACTGCTCAACAGAAGTTTGGCTCAAAGCTGCAGCTGTAGACAACTGGTTAGAGTAAGAACCGCCGTTAGCGATTGGGTGAGCTGTATTGATCAATGTAACGCCATCGCCACCAACATAGCCAGATGTGAACGCAAAGTTCAACAAGTTGGCGCAGAGGGTTTCTTTGGTTTCAATCATTGACTGAGCGAGGTGCTTAGCAAATGTTGAGCCGATACGGATGTGATCGCCGTCTTCCATCAAAACTTTAGTCAAGGCGTATGCCAAGCCATAAATTTGGTAGATGAAACGGGTGATATACAGTGTACCACCTTGATCGTAGCTAACTGGAGTGCCGTCAGGCATCGCAGGAGCTGCGTTCATACCGAAGAGCATTACTTCTTCATGGTAGTTACGTGGGATACCTTGGATCTGCTCTACAAAGCCTTTCCACTCGTCATCACGCTGTTCGTAAACACCGTCAAAGACTTCGTTGATAATCGGTTCGACTACCGCACGAAAGTCTGTACTACGCATTGGGGTTGCCATTGCTTATTCCTTTCGTATTAAACTGCGACAGATGCGGCAGCAAACTGGTTATTGGAGATAACAACCTGAACAATGGTGTAAGAATCACCCCATTGATTGGTGTTACCGGCTGGGTAAGCAGCTTCGCGGCCAAGACCTACAACACGCACTTGACCTTGAGCACCAGAAGCAACAGGAGTTGCCAAGAGAGCTGTAGTCGAGAAGCCAGCACCACCAGTACCGATGATATAACCATCAGTTACAGTAGAGTTAGCAGTTGTGTCAAAGTTGTACTCTGAACCAATAGCGTTTACGTTTGCAGAACCGTTGATTTGGATTTCGTATACAAGAGCTGGGTCTTGGAAAATCCAGAAAACGATCTGAGTAGCAGCAGCTAAAGAAGTTGCAGTAATAGATTTACCGAGTGTACGACGACCTTCAGCAGTTGTATATTCTACACCGTCGAAAGAACCGTATACTTTACCGCTACCAGCGGCTTGTGCTGCGATTGTTAATTGGCCTGTTGAAGTGATTGCCACAGGTGTGTACTGATAAAACGCTACTTGGCTTCCAGTTAAGGAGTAAGGAGCTGAGTACGCACCACCAGTTGTGCTGGTGAGGTTATAGTTGTTAGTACCAATGAAAGGTACAGAACGATCTAAACCACTTGGGTGGTAAGCTGGCTTCAGACCAAAGGGTTGAAATGTTGCTGACATATTGTCAATTTCCTTTGTTTTTGAAGAATGTTAAGAGAAACGAATGTTTTTATTATTCGCTTTTGCGGCCTCTTTTTCCATTTCCAAAAGTCCACCTTCGAGTACTGATCGTCCACCTTTACTTCCCTCAGCAGCACCCCGCACTTGTGCAGTGATGTTGCGTTGGTGCTCGAGAGGTTCCTCGAGGTGGAGCATATGCATTACTTCTTGGTAGATATCTTCTGGTAACTTGAAGAGAACCATTTCGTTACAACTAACACAGCCTTCAAACTTGCCCGAGCTCATCTTGCCTAGTCCTTCAAAGCCCTTACCTAATTCTGAGGCTTTAACTGGCTCATAACCCAACGCCATACGTTTGTCGATACTGTCGTAAGTATTGGTTGTTGACAACCAACACAAGTGCATCCCCGGAATAATGCCATGGGGAAGGTCGGGCAACGCACTATTTGCCCACTTGTCTCTAAACGCTTCAAGGCGTTCACGACGTGCAATTTCATCTGGAGCCTCTGTTGTAGAGCGCTCTAATACTTCTTGGACTCGATCGGCGATGCGATCATCTAAATCCCTTTTAATTCTTGTGTTTGCCATTTTCATTAACCTTTATTGTTTTCACGATCATACTGTGCATAAGCACGGATCATTTTGTTTCGACGTTCAACATCATCCCACGCACCAGCGTCTTTAATTGCCTGCACACGATCACGACTCAATGTGATGGTACCTGGCTTGACACTGCTTGTGTTTGCAACCCGACTCGATGGAGTTGGGTTTGCACGCTTATTTGAACCACCTTTACTTGCATAGCGGTGCGGTAAGCGGGATGCCAAACGACTGTCTAATTCGTCCCAGTATTCACGATCTGCTGGATCCCAGCCATCTGCGACGAGCTCTTGGTCAATTACTTTGGCAATTCTACTATCTGTATCACGAGCTTGCGGATCATACCAAGAGTTCTTTTTAAGCCATTTTGTTGCATTGGCTTGAACCTCAGTGTTGATTGTGTTAGGCACATTTTGTTTTGGTGCCTTAGCTTGCTCGAGTTGTTGTTTCTTGTACTGCTGAGCTTGTTGCAAACGCTGTTTAGCTTCTGTCAACTGCTCTAAATATTCCACTTGAGAAGCGGCATCCCCTTGTTGGGCTGCTTGTACCAGCTTCATCTTGGCGTATTCAACCTTAGTAGCTTCATCCTCAATGGATTTATCAATTTGAGCAAACTGATAAGAAACTGCTGTGTTTTCAACGGCTGCTAAGCGTCTGGCTAAATCCTCATTACGCTTTTCAAGTGCTTGAATTTTGTTTTTTGCTGAGATTTCACGCTGACGCTTTAATTCTTTCTTCAGTCTGCGCTCTTCTCTGCGAGCTTCACGAATAGATTCACGCTCTTCATCTGTTTCACCTTCAGCGGCGGCTTCTTCATCGCCATCTTCGTGATCAGCATCATCTTCGTCTTCGTGATCGTCTTCTTTTTTATCTTTTTTCTTAGGTTTTTCCTGTTCTTCCTCAACTTCAAGGTTTTCTGGGAGTTCCACATTGGCTAAGACAGAGCCGTCTTCAAGTTCCTTCACAGGAACATCTTTTTCATTTTCTGCCATACTTTTCTTTCAAAAGTTAATCTACAAACGCCTTCATTTTCTGCGCAGCTTCAAACGACTTGATGCGAGAAATGATTTCACGTGCTTGGATGGTGATAAACACTACTGGAGCGCCTTCATCATCTGGATTTACAACAAAACGATCACCACCGTATTTAATCGTCCTTACCAAATCGCCTTCTTTGCACCATGGGCCTTCAATCCAAGCCTCTAGGTTATCTGGCGACTTATATGCTAAAGGTCCGAGTTGGATTACTTTGGCTACAGTCTCATTGAAACGTAGGGTTTGTTTGGTTTCATCAACTAAGATGATTCCACCTTTGCTAGTCGTCTTTTCTCGGCGTAACTGCACCAATACTCGATCTCCAGCCACTTCGACGCCTGGATCTACATTCGGAAAACACTCTTCTTCCGAACGAAGGTCTGGTTCGTCCTTCATATTAAAATCAATTGCCATACGGCAATACTCCTTAAAAGCCTTTACGGCTTACTCTTGTTCATCGTCCTCGGTTAAGAGGGCTTCTAGGATCGACATGGCTTGCTTTAAACCATCTCGAGTACCCAACACTCTTTGATAGGAATCAAAGTTGTGGATATTGGAACCGGAAGCTAGGACTTCGGTTGTATCTCTATCCGCTTCTTTCAAGCGGCTTATAAATTCTGAAATTAAGTCCCTCATATTACTACTTATGCATAAAGGCGAAAAATTCCGCCCCAAACATTAATAAAAGTTACCGCCACCGATTTCGTTGAGGTTCTTATCTGGACCAACTTTGGAAGGCTTAGCCATCTTAGCTTGCTTAGCGCCAATCTTCCAATTGTTATCACGATGAGAACCCGCTGCACCTGGATCGATGTCTGTTACGGATGTGTCACCACCAGCGCTGGCACTTACAGTACCAGTTTGCTTATAGGTGTGACGAAAACCTAATTGATCTTTTGCCATTATTGTTCCTCAGAGGGTTGTTGTGGTTGTTGTTGTAGCTCTTGTTGCTGTTGCATCTGAGCCATCTGTTGTTGATGCTGTTGGTCAGCTTGTTGCAAGCCTTGGGCGTGCTGTTCAGCTGCTTGTTGTAACTGTTGCTGATGTTGTTGCTGGGCTTGCTGTGCTTCGATTTGTTGCTGAACCATTTGAGCTTGCTGATCAAACGCTTGCTGTTGAACTGCCAAACCATGTTGGCGAATATCAGTATTAGCTGCGTTGATTGCTTCCATAGCGGATTGATTTTGCTCAGCATCAAGGGCTACTTGTTGCTGGCTCATCTGCGCTTGGGCTGTAATCATTGCAACACGCTCTTTAGCAGCGTTGTTGATGTTTGCCATGGCAATATCGGTTGCATTACGCTGGCTATCAATGTTGCTCTGTGTTGTGTACTTGGTTTGCAACTCTTGAACACGCTGTTGCAATTCAGCAATCTTGATCTGATACTCTTGCGCTTGTTTTTGGTTGTCAAACTGCATCTGCATTTGAGCTTCTTGCGCTTTACGCTGAGTCTCAGCCATCTGAGTCTTCATGAGTACTTGTGCAGTTGGGTCAGCCAACGCTTGTTTCTCAATTTGTTGCTGTTGCATCTGCTGAACTTGTTGTGCTAACTTCTGAATGACTGGCATGAACGACTGGAAGTCTCTTGCACTGTCTTGAGCCACCAATTGTGCTGCCAATCCAAGCACTTGCTCACTGGCTTGATCCAATGGACGCTCTTCATTAAGTTTAAGGATGTCTTCACCACCAGCAACCTCTGCAACATGGTTACGCATGGACTGCAAGTAGTGCAATGTCATGTGTTGCTTGATATGCTCGAGTAAATGTGGAGCAAATTGCGCACCAATGATTGGACTGCCACCATAATTTGGATCCAAAGCGAACATTAAGTGCACTTTGATGTGTGCCAAGTGGTCTTGGTCGGGGAAAGCGGCTGCCATACGACCCATAACCATCGAAACGTTCTCTAACGCTGGGTTAGATTCCTTAATACCATCTGGATTAGGCAAAATTTCTTGAACATTCGGGATTTTGAGCTGTTTTAACACACGCAAATGGGCTTGACGCAAGTCATAAAGCTGTGGTGCGCTGTTTGCCAGCTGTAAAATCGCTTGTGCTTGAGCCAAACGCTGTGTTTCAGAGAAAATATGCGGATCTGAAACGGGACGGATGTCATTATTGTTGGCAAAGTCACGAATTTCAATCTCTTCGCCAGACTCATTGTCCATTTCTTCCAAGTACCAGTGGTTGATACGGGAAAGAATTGCCAATGATTTGGCTTGTGAGCGGTGTAAGCGTGCATGAATGCTAGAAAATACCTTAGCGCCTTGCTCAATTAATGCTTGGGTTGTACCAACTGGTGCGTTTGCATTAACATCACCAATTTTTTCTTCAGAAGTAGTTACAACACCCTTAGCAGCATCGGTTAACCAACCGAGCAAGGACATCAAAACAGAAGATGGCTGGTTAAATGGCAAAGGCATTGCCAACTTGCGTACATCATCGACGCCAGGAGCGCCCTCAATTTCAATTACTTGAGTGGGTTCAATTCTGTCACTTTGGCCACCAATGCGTCCACCCTTGAGCTTAAGCATTGTCTGGCTGTTGTTGATATGAGCAGCGTCAAGCAAAGCCCGTAAAGAACCAGTAAGAGCAGCAGAGAGCCCACCAATAAGATGGGGGAGACCAATAGCATAAGCGCCACGCCAAGGTATGAATTTGAATTCAACATACCAATCCAATTTTGTGAGTTTTTCATCGCCGTATGCCCAGTTTCTGTAAAGCGCAAGGACTCTAGAAGTAGAGTCATCGATCGTTAAAATGTATGGAGCACGTTTACCTTCGGTTTCTGGATCATCATCAAGGCGTAAAAAGCAGGTAATTTCATAAACGCGGCGTACCCCGTCCACGTTTTTAGATGGTCTTTCAATGCCTTCGATTTTATCGTTGGCTTGTTTGGATCTTGTTTCTTCATCCAAATCAATTTCAGCGATGTATGCTGTATCCAAGTCACGGTAGATACCTTGTTCTACACGCTGACGGAAAATATCTTCAGTAATATCTTGAACTTCAGTAACACGAGCAGACGTGTAGAAGTTGGTTGTAGCGTATGGCAACAAAATGTTGTCAATCGGAACCCACTCTGTCATCGGACGTTTTTGTTCGTAGTCGTAACGCCACTTCAAATACTGTGAACCACCCAATGGCAACTGAGTGAGCATCTGCTCCATTTCATCACGGTACTCTTGAATCTGCTCAGTTAACTGCCAGTTCATGAAGTTGGTTTTACGATCAGCCACTTCAGAACGCTTGTCGTTATCTTCGCCACGGATATTGGCTTTTACAATACCTTCTGGTGGCAATAATTCACGAGCGGCTGACGCAGCAAAGTCAACACATGACTCTGCCATAACAGGGTGAACGACTTTAGAAGCTCCATCAAAGGTTGCGCCTCCAGGTGCGTCCTTACCTAAACCAGTACGGCGCAGGCCGTCTTCGTATTGCTTGTCACGCTCTTTACGAGCTTCACGATCAACTTCAATCAGATCTAAAAACTCAAACGCTAGATCTTCTAGGATATCTTCTTCAAACTCTTCTGCTAAGTTAGCATAAAATTCTGGGTCTTTGAGAGGACCTTGTGTTGGTTTGTAATTAACAATAACAGAACCATCATCGAGTTCAATAACATCACTCTCAAGGTTATCATCATCTTCCAAGCCAACAGCTTCTTCATACGAGTCAATCTCGTCCTCGTTAGCCATACCTTGTTCAATATCCTCGTCATGATCGAGTGATGCTAGGTTGGCTCCAGCTTGGATGGGAAGTTTTGGTGAGCGTGCCATTAATTATTTTTCCAAATGTTTTTGAATGAGCAACTTGCTCATGTCACGAAATTGTTTTGGTTTTACTGAGCCACCTTTTTTAAATAAAGATGATCCAGTATCTTGTGCTGGTAATCCAGTCGCATTTCCCAACATGTCTACTTGAGGCATTTGGTTTTGATTCTGTTGTTTAGGCGCATTTGGTATGATTGGGTTTGCGTGAGTCGTATCAATCAACGAATTAAATTCTTGATTTTTAGGATGGTCAACTACTTTACCAAACGCATTATATGCGTTGTTATAATCCATTCCTGTTTTGCCATACTCACTGGTACCAAATCCGTTCCATGCTTGTGGCAATGGAGCACCTAAACGATTTGCTTGGTTGCTTTTATTATACAACGCCGCGGCATAATACGCTTGATCGGGATGAAATCCTTCAGCTTTTAATTTCTCAGCGATGCTTAACGCTTTGGGATCATTAAAATCCACATCATTAAATCCCATGTCGCTACGACCTTCTAACGAGTAGAATGTTTTAAGCTGTTGTGGTGTTAGTTGTGGTACACCATACTTTTCACCAGCTCTCATCGCAGAGATTTGATTTTGGATCATTGTGGGATCCAAATAGGTTGGCTGGGTTTCTAACCCGTTCTTGCCACCAAAACGATTTTTAGGATCGGGACGATATACTGGGATGATCTTATCGCTTTCATCTGTGCCCAACATGCGTCGTTGATCACGATCTGCTTGCCAAGCAACATACTCTTTTTGCGCTGGGCTACCAAACGCTTTAAGTTGCTGAACAACATACTGACGCTTAACATCGCCCCATTGGTTCTTTTGAATCAGAGGCAACGCCCAATCTTCTCCCGCCTCTTTTACCCAATCCAACATTTCCTTTTTGGATGGGTTGGTATTAGGTACTGGCTTTTTGTTCTGAGCATTAGTTGCTAACTCAGCTTGCATCTTTGCTTTGGAGACGGACTTACCCGACTTCAGCGCTGGTATGCCAGCTTCTTGAAGGATCATCTCTTGCGGGGATTTAATGGGGGATATCGTCATATCTATAACTACTTATGCAAAAATACGGGGGTGCTCGCCCTAAACTGCATAGGGGTTGTAGAATTTCTTTCTAGCAACATCATCAGCGTAGTCAACATCTCTGGACGGTAGAAAATCAAGCTGGATCCAACCGGAGTCACGCAACACACGCAAGGCTTGTGATAGTACGTCCACATAGTCATCATGACCACCACTCTCTGGGAACGAACACACTTGCCGTATGAACCGTTTTGCCCATGGTGCTACTTCACCCGGTTTGTCGGGATCTTCGGGGATGTACACCTTACCTTTGGCAATGAGCGGAGCCACGATGTTTAGACGCTGCACTTTGTCAGCACGCCCTGGGTTGTATCCTCGCACAGGAACGCCCGAACCTTGCAATTCTTGGATGAGTGAAATACCAGCGGACTTATCTTCCATGAGAATCAGATCTGCTTTTCGTCCTTTGGCAAAATCGTTGTCCGCACCGTACACCACTTCTTTAAAATCATCAATCACCTTGCGACGCAATTCTGGATATCCAAGGTGCGCATCCCAAGCGTCGAGCAAGATGATGGCAGTACCAATGTCAGTCGACTCAAAGATACCAAACACACCGCATGCTGTGGGGTCATTAGCGGTCTTCTCAGAGGTCGCTGGGTCATATGAGGCAATCACATACTCGAGCGTTGGTGAGGGCTTCTTGGCTGGCCATAGCTTGAACCAACGACGCTTAATGATACCGGCATCTTCTGGGTCAAGGATGGCACCGTAAATCTCTTGCTTACCAAGGTCGGTGCCTTCGTAAGTTTCTAACGCTTTGAAAAACGATGAGGATAAGTTCTGTCTGTTTTCATACGAGCTGGCATTAACCACATACACATCACCACCTATCTTGCCTTCGTTAAGGTCAACAATCAACTCTCGTGGCTTGGGGGTTGTAGTAACAATCTGCTGCACTCTAGGTATCCTTGGGTCACGCAAACGCATGGTGAACTGCGCTTGGTCCCATGCATCATCGAGGTAGTCAAACGCAGCAAGCTCGTCATACCAGCCACCATGGAACTGCTTACCACGATAACGCTCGGGTTCAGATGCTGGGATGCCTTGGATGATCGAGCCGTTTTTAAGCGTAATCTCAAACAGCGATTTGTTGTAAGTTTCAACCAGCTCGTTGGGGATGATGTTTAGTAAACCAGAGTCACCCTCAAAACAAGTTGCACGAATATCGTTGGAGGTTGGCGCTGTGACCAACCAACGAGTGCCGTTGTATAACGCGGCTCGTTGTCCGATCCAGTTAGACGCTGTGTAAGTCTTACCAGCACCACGACCAGCCAACATAAGCATGGTGTCATACTCGCCATCCTCTGGCTCACGCTGGTGGGGTAGGGCTTGCAATTCCCAGCGTACCCGCCATAGGGCAAGTGCCAGTTGGTCTTTGGGCCAGTGTGCGTTCTTTGCTGCAAAAGATGCTAAGATCTTTTCTTGGATTTTGTTTAGTGCCATATGGGTAAGAATCCCTGACCGACTACAAACGGCACATCTGTTTCGATATGCACGACGGGCTTGGGATTGGTTTTATCTACTTTCGTTATCATGCGACGACGATTACCTTTGTGCATCGCTGGTTTTTGATGAAGGTGTAACTGAATGTCTGTCTTAAAGGTGAGCTGATGTGTCAGCGAGGTTTTATTATCAAACACCTGCGTCTTCATTCCAAGGGACTCGCATACCGACTGCAAGGTAATCAGAAAACGCAAGCTACGAGAAAAGATTAAGAAGCGATCTAACTGTGGATTATAACATCCCGGTTTCATCGCAACAATTCCCCGTAAGAACTCAATGCGCTGATCAATGGATCCAAAGGTATACTCGATTGGCAATGTACGGGGTACGGTTGCATATCGGGTCAAAAAGGTCACATTGATCGATTGCTTAAAAATCAAGGTGGTTTTTTTACGATCGACATGCCAGCCGTACGAGCGGATTTTCTTTTGCACATAGTCAACCCAGTCTTCATGGAAAGTAAACTTTTCCTTGGAGCCTTGCTTGGCCGCCCACAATCCCACAATGAACGGTGGAACCGGATGGTCTTCAAACGGGTAGTGCAGTGGCTTGGCATTTTCAATCGAGAACATATTCCAGCCTCGTTTATCTTGCAATCCTTTTTCTAGCAATTGTTCTGGGCTGTAATACCTTTGCATATACTTGCGTTTGTATTTGCCCTTATGCCTAGATTCTCTTTGGCGGTTGATATTGGTAAATGCTGGGAAAGTAGTATGCTTATCTACTTCCAAATAAATCCCGTCCTTTAACTGAATATCAAACATTTCCTTGGGGGTATAATGCTGTACCAATTTAATCGGTACGGGATATCCATTCCAAGAATATACATAATCATCCTGGGTTAATTGATGCGCTAATTTCCAACCACCCAAAATCGGAACTGGAGTATCTGCTGCTATTGCCATGAAGTTAATACCCAATTATCTAACCATTGATTCATGGGAGCACGAATCTTATTTAGGATAGGAATGGGTAGTTTACCAATATCAACATAATCATTTACTGCCAAGCGGTATTTTAAATACTGAATGGTTTCCTTATCGAATATTGCAGATGGAACATCCACAGTATCAAAAAAGTCTTTAGAGCAAACTAATACTCTCATCCCACCGATTTCCTTGTTGGGCTTTTCTAACACACCCTTGATCTGGTAGACGTACAGTTTAGACATGGGCAGGCGCAGATTTAAACACACGAATCTGCTTGCCAGCTTGCCGCCGTTTTTTGCGCTTCGCTGCCAAGTCTCGCTCGATTGCTTTTTCAAAAGCGGCTGGACTGAGCCAGCGTTCGCCACGGAAACCGCTCGCAAGCACGTCAGTGCGATAGTTGTAGAAAACCATTCCGTTAAGAATATCGCCCATGCGGTATGGTTGTTTGGTAAGTGGGTTTAATCGTTTCATACATCTACTTATGCAAACTCTATACAACTTACGCCCTAATTGTTGCGTTCATCGTAATTCTATACATTCCCTGTCTTTTATGTTGCAGTTCTATACATACTGTGGCTCGGCTAAACCATTGATTCCATTGAGAATTCCAATTCAAAAGACAGGGTATCCACAGTATCCACAGTATTTTCGCTATTAGGTGTAATAAATTTATTTTATTTTTTTAAAATAAAAAATAAAAAATAACAAATTACTATGGATACCCTGTCTCCAAAACCCAAAAAACGCTCTTTTCTCTTTGCAAATCAAGCACTTACAGCGTGACAGGGTATGTATAGAACTATCCATAGTATGTATAGACGCAAAAAAATTATTAATTAAATCAGTAACTTACAAACACCCCAAAATCCACAGAAGACAGGGAGTGTATAGAACTTCATGTTGCGATGAGCCTAGTTCTATACAACTCTTAAGTGTTTTGCAAAAAAAATATAGAAATTGCAAAAAGCTTGCTTTTGGTTGGAGCCTCCCGCGGCCGGGGGGCAGGGAGTCAGAAAGGTCGGTGTGGTGTCAAAACAACACCCGCCCAGACTGTTGCAAGGAAACAACACGCTAACATGACAAGTATGTAAGCGCTCACTAACCAGGCTGCAAGTGAGCGCTCACTAACATATTGCAACGCAACATGATGCTAAGTTAGCGTTCACTAACTTGCTGCATTGCAACATATTGCAACGCAACATGATGCACCAATATGGTGCATTGCCAATGTGAGTGAGTACTAACTAACCGGAGCGCACTAAGTTGGTGCATTGCCAGGATGTTAGTGTGCGCTAACTTGATGCAACGCAACAATATGCGTATGTGAGTGAGCGCTAACAAGGTGAGCTAATTATGTTGCAATGCGACAATATTGCAATGCAACATTCGGGCCTTGTTTTTGTTGCGTGTTTACAACATTAGGGTAAACACCTATTGACAAAATACCATGCACCAACATAGTGCAGCCTGGTTAGGGTTTACCCTATTAGGGTTTTTA